CTATTTTCTGATTCTTTCAGAAGAGATAAATGAAGACGTACTAAGTAAGGAACTTTAGTTCCAAGCGCAGTAGCAACAGAACTAGTAAGTTCTGCTTTTACTTTAAAACTTTCTATTTCAGATTTTATAGCCAACAACTCTTTCAGAGCTGAATGGTCTAATAAAATGTGCCCATCCTCTTCATGATATAAAATCATCCAAGATTCTAAAGTAAGCTCTTGTTCTACTACTTCAGTAATAGACAAGTATCTTTTTCTTAGTTTCATAAATGTATCTAATGTCAAGGAGTTCATTCCCATGGCAGCTGGTGTATATAATAGACTAGTTAATGCTAAGGATTGACCTTGAAGAGGTTTCAATACTAAACATTTCTGGATATCACGTAAGAGAGTTTTGACCTCTTTATTTAATTGTTCATAGAACAATAATAAATAACGTCGAGTCTCTTTCGGATCCTCAGGTAAATTATTAGTGAACAATCTTATATCCCCTCTAACAGAGGCCATAAGTTGAGATACACTAATGCTTTTATCAAGAAGTTTAAAATCTCTTGATAGAAGAGCCGTTAATAAATTACTCATCTCTAAAGGAAAAATTCCTTTAGTGAGAGATTTACTATATCGTTTCCACTGAGCGAAGGTAGAATTACTTCTAACTAAGTTCAGGAGATTCGATGGCCCTATAAAACCTTTCCATATCAATCTTTGAGTGAACTCAACTTTACGGGACAGATTAAAATCTGCTCCATAATAGTATGAAACTCCCGAAGCCGATAATGCCTCCTTAAGAGATATTGGAGAAAGATTAACTCCTTCTTTAATATTCTGAGAAGCAAACTGGAAAAAACCACTTGTCGAAACAAATGATTTAGGGAATCCAATAGTGATTCCATAGTCATTACATACTTGTGTATAGTTTTTAGCTACACACTCATCTGCGATGATAATGTCATCCCCGAGAACAAGATAATCTAAGAAATATTCTTTACCTGCTCTTTCAGCAGCCAAGAATACCAAGAAATGATGCACCACAGCTAAAGTGGCCCATGAGGACAAAGTCCCCATAGGTTGACCTCTAGTGTAGTGAAGATGTCTTTCATGCATTAATTTATCGGCTCCTCTATAGGTATAAGCATAACCACGTTTGGTTAGAACTCGTACCCAGG